ATAAATCACTATAAAATTTAGCCAGCCAAATAAATTTGAAAATTCAGGACCTGCAAGGGTCCTTTTTATATACATAAAAAACCGAAAGGAGCAAAAAAAATGGAAAAAATCAAAATCAATCACACGGGTCCGGCATATGGGATCCAGAGTATTACGCCGGTATCGGAGCACGTAATCCGGATTGTCTTTGCCGGATCTGTCCCGACAGAATGGGGAGATATCGGTGTGTACACAGCGGGAGATCTGCAGTGCGCCAACCTCCCGGGGTATGATACGGTCTATCGTGACGAGGGCCAGACGGTATATCTCAGCGATGACAACAGCGTGTATACTCCGCCGGAGCTGCCTAACGGGAATCCGGAGCTGCCGCCGGAGCCGTATGTCCCCTCAGAAGAGGAGCTTCTGGCCGCCGCGGTGTCTGCCAAACACCGGGAGATCTCGCTGGCTTGTGAGCAGGCCATCTATGCCGGCGTGGATGTTACGCTGTCCGATGGCACTATGGAGCATTACAGTTTGACACCTCATGACCAGCTTAATCTCCTGGATCGCAGAGCCAGACTGGCCGAGGGGGCCATTAAGCTGGAGTACCATGCCGACGGCCAGCCGTGTCGATTTTACGATGCCCAGGACATGCGGCTGATTATTACGGCAGCCTCTGAGCACATCGGGCATCACACTGCCTACTGCAACAGCCTCAACATGTGGCTGGCCGGGTGCCGGACCGCGGATGAGGTTGCGCTGATCTACTACGGCGCATCCACCCCGGATAGGTATCGGTCAGAGATCCTGCAGACTTATCTGGCGGACGGAGGTGATACCAATGGATGAGGCTGTAAAAGCGGAGCTTGCCAGGCTCCGGGACGAGGACAATCGACAAAATCACCGGATCGATGACCTGGAGCAGTCTGTAAAAGGAATCCAGGACCTTACGATCTCCGTCCATGCCCTGGCCCAGGACATGCGGCAGATGTTATCAGAGCTTAAGGACCAGGGATCACGGCTGGAGCGGTTTGACGGCCGTCTGGAAGCCCTGGAGCAGAAACCAGCAAAGAGATGGCAGCGGATGTCGGACAAGGTCCTGGATACGGCCGTGGGGCTCCTGGCCGGTGCTGTGATCACAGGGCTTGCAATGTTAGCTGTACAGTATATCAAGTAGCGAAGGGAGAAAAACAGAATGGATTTTAGCGGAATCATGCAGTACATATCGTATCTTTTGGTGGCCATCGGCGTGATGGCCTTTGTGGTGTCTACAATTACCCAGGTGGTCAAATCCTGGCCGGGCTTAGATAAGCTCCCCACGTCAGCGGTGGTGATCGTGCTGTCCCTGGTGCTGTGCCCGGTGACCTTTGTGGCGCTGATGGCGTGGATGGACCGGGAGATCACCTGGTATATGGTCTTTGCGTGTATGATCGGGGCCTTTATCGTGGCGCTGGTGGCTATGGATGGATGGGAACGGCTCAAAGAGATCTGGGACCGGACCGGCTACCAGAAAAGGCCCATGGATAAGTCTTGAGGAGGTGATCCAGTATCTCCCGGCCGGCGGGGTTAAGCCGGATGTTTATTGCGACGTCGCAACAATAGCCCCCCAGAGATGGTTACCCCTGGGGGGCGTTCTTTTTAAATGGAAAGCGAGGAACACATATGGTAAGAGTTGGAAGTGCAAGATCGAATGAAAATGGCGGAATCAATGGAGGAAAGCCGGGAGACCAGAAGGGAGGAAGGGAGGTATCTACGCAGGACTGGTATCTGCATAGCAAAGGATGGGTCGTTATCCGGGCGAAAGATAGACAGGTGCGTGAGCTGATTGCCCACAACATGGAATCCATCTGCGCCAACAATAATATCGGTTACTGCCAGGATCACAGGACAAGCCTGATTGCTATTGCTGCTGGATATGGATATGATGCCAGCAAGGTTTTGTCACCCTGCGAGACAGATTGCTCCGAGGCTGTCCGGGTATGCTGCCTGTACGCCGGAGTTAAAGTGGCCAGTTTTAACACAGCCAATGAGGTGAGTACATTGCGGGCGACCGGTAAGTTTGATATCTTAAAAGATGACAAGTACTGTAAAAAGCCAGACTACTTATCGCGTGGGGATATCCTGGTAACGAGGACAAAGGGGCACACGGTAGTTGTTTTGGATGATGGGGCCAAAGCTGCTCCGCCGGAGCCGGAAAAGAAATCCGGCTGGATCCAGGAGGCCGGGATCTGGAGATATTATCACGGAGACACAGGAGAGCCGGTACGCAACGACTGGCACCGGGATCCCGATGGCCGGTGGTACTGGTTTGACGGTTCCGGAGTGATGGTCGCCAACGCCTGGAAGCAGGACAGGGTTGGCAAGTGGTATTACCTTGGCTCTGATGGTGCAATGGTCACCGGAAGGCTCATGCAGATTGGTGATGAGGTCTTTGCTTTTGGCCAGGATGGGGCCATGCTGCGGGGAGAGATCCGATGCCGGTGCAATGAGAGGGGAGCACTGACAATCGTATAAAAATGTAGAAATGTCCGGAAGTGTGTAGTATAATAGGCGTGTTACCGCCCCTATACCGGTAAGGAGAGGGGGTGTTTCGTAATGGAATACATTTTGTCTTTTATCGTCACTGTTGTGGCGGGCGTGGTTTGCCACCTCATCTGCAAATGGTTAGACAGTGATAAGTAGCCGGTAACTAGCCTGTGGTTTAAGCCGCCACTATTAAACGGAATAGAAAATCCCCGGACGCGCATCCGGGGATTTTCGTTTTGCTGTTTCGCAAGGAAACATTTTGTCTTTTTGCCTATCGGCATTATAGCATATGCCAATCCTGATTGCAAGATACATG